GCCTTGTTGAGATCTTTGGGGGGCTCACCCACCCCTAAAAAGGGGTACCATTTTCTGGTGCCATTCTTGCAAGCCTAGTATACATATATATCTCGATTCTACAATCTACTGGTATCCAATACAAGAAGTCATTTTTAGCTTTACGTGTGCATGATTGCACACGGAGGGACAAGATTAGCTTCTTCCGCAAGCAGCCAATATTTCATCGGCATTTGGTGGGTTATATTTCTCGACCCACCTAACGAGTGCATCGTCATAGGTAACGTCCAATTGCGTGCATCCATGGTCAATTTTGGCCAAGATTGCCGCTTCTTTCAATTGCGATTGTCGCTTCTCATACATCTCACGTCCATAAAACATATAGTCCCGGATGGCATCATCTAAGGTGCTCATCGAAACTTGTTCTTTGGTCTCGTTCTTCGATTTCAGATTAGCGTACATCGATTTAAAGATGGACTCTTCTGCTTTCCTCCCCACAATCCGTTGTAACTCCGGATGAAAGAAATTCGAACGCTTCAGAAAATCTGCGTCCTCATCTCTCATATAGGGAATGGGGGTGGATTCTTTGTCGGGCATGGTAAAAATCATATCATGTTCAGCCAAAAAACTGGCTACACTAATGTGATTGAACTCATCATACCCCTTACGTACAGAACTCTTTGCATCATCTCCGTATGTACTCAGCGCGCAAACCTTACGAAACACAGGAACCTCACGGTTCGTGTATATGTAATAGTAAGCGCACCTAAACAGTAAAGAATTCACTATGGAATTAATATACACGGTCAAATTCTGACCTGATGGATTCGATCCAAAGTGCTGGATCAAGTCTCCATTGTATGCCATAAGTGGATAACAAATGTCTGTCGCGATGCCATGCATAATGGCAAGATCTTTGGCAGTGTAGTTGCCAGATGCTCGCGCAATTTCGATCATCACACGAAATGCAGCGAACATCAACTGAGCTGGCATTCGAAGGTCATACGTCTTATAGTCTCCTGCGAGGATTCGATCCTCGCCAAACTTGGATATATGCTTAGAAAGTTGTTCCCATTCCGGACCGTCGGCATTCACGCCAACAGCACATTCCGAAATCAGGGGAAACACCGACAGGATACGAGCCACAGGTAAGAAATATT